CTTTATTTCTGCTCTGCCCCCGCTGGGCAGAAGTAAGAGCTACTGCATAAGATGTTGCCATTACCGCATTTACTTTTTGATAAACGTGGGCTACTAAATAACCAGCTGCAACGGCTTCATTCACAGCAATTATCCAAGCCTTGATCTTAACAGCAGACCACGCCGCAGCAAAAATAACTAGCAGTTTGGTTATGGCGATGATCACGCTAGGGAGCGATTTAAGACCAAGAAGTACATCTTTAAGACCAGACACAAATGACATCAAAGCTGGAACAACCCTACCACCAATTAATACGGCTAGATCATAAAGAGTATTCTTAAATAATTGTAGTTGAGACTTTGCAGTACGGTAGATCTCCCCAGCTTTCTCAGTTAAGTACTTATTTTCAGACCAGGCTTTATTCTGTAATCGTAATCCTTCTTCAAAGTTCTTGGAGGCCAAAGTCATACCACCCATGGCCTGATTGACCCGAATGTTAGAATAACCAAGCTTTTCCAATACAAGAGTTAACTGACCAGTATCCTTATCAAGTTGGCCTAAGCCCTTCAAGAAAAGCAATATGGCTCCTGCAGCATCTTTCTTGAACATCTGGGCAAACTCTTCTCCAGATAGGGTAGCAACGCCCATGCCAGCAGCGGCTAACTTACCAAACTCCTCCATCTTCGAGCCGCTAGTGGACACTTGCTTTTCCATGTCCAAGATAACACGACTAAAAGCAGAGCCCCCCATTTCCGCTTTGATACCAATCGAAGATAATGCGGCGGAAAGAGCCAATATCTCACCTTGAGTCATGCCGACTCGAGTACCGGCTTGGCCCATTCGGATCGACATGCTCATTAAATCTTTTTCAGTTGTGGCAAATTTATTACCAAGCATCAAAACTGTGGAACCCAGACGATCAAAATTCTTCTGGCTCATCTGAGTAACATTTGCAAACTTCGCAAATGCCATTGCGGCTTCTTCTGCAGTCAAACTATCTGTCGTGGCAGCTAGAGCAGCAATGGTCTTGGTAAAGTCAACAACGTTTTCTTTCTCGATACCTAACTGGCCAGCAACTTTAGCTATATCAAGTATGTCTTTAACAGGCAGTGGGACAACTTTAGCGAGGTCTCGAAACTGCTGAGCCATCACTGCAAACTCAGGCTCGGTAGCATCAAACACTTTGCGAACCTGAGCGAATGCGGCTTGGAAATCTATAAAAGCCCCTATTATGTTGCGTATCGCTCCAGTGATAGAACTCCACACTCCCAAAATAAGGCGATAGGCCAACATACCAATAGCAACGTTCTTGATAAAATCCAGAGCAGTCTGTTGGCCTTGACGAAGAGCGGCTGCGGCTCCAGCAACTTGCCTGGTACCGGTAGCCACTTTACCAGAAGCCATACTAGCTTGATTGCCCAATCTGTTGTACGACCTAGCATATTCATCATTGGCCGCTGCGGCCCTCCCATGTGCGCTAGCCCCAGCGCCAGCAGCGACCGCCCCCTTCGATACAGCTCGAGACGCATCTTCACTACCAGTGACAAGGCGCTTTGTATACTCCCACGCACTCTGGAAACTTTTACCTATTGTCTGGCCTAACGACGAGAAAGTTTGTTGTACCCGACCAGCAACTTGACCTAGGAAGCCGACCTGTTTTGTGGCGTTGACTGCGGCTTGTATTGCCTCAATTTTAACCGGCTCCCATGCTTGGGCTTTACTAGTCGCCCGACCAAATTGATCTACCACCTGTGATACTGGCTTGGTCTGAAGCGTAACATTATTAAGTCCCTTTGCGACATCCCCTAACATCTGGCGATTCTGGTCTAGGATCTTCCACAAGCTAGAGGCGGACTTTGTTGTGTGGTCCATCTCACCACTGACGCCTTTAAGACCTTGTTGAGCTGTGGGCAGTAAGCGGATGACTCGCTGAACAGGAGTATTCACTTCTTCCCATGCCTTGCCCAGCTCTTTCATTGCGATAGTTTTACCAGCCATTCCAGACACGCCAAGCTGAGCTTTAGCTGCGGCGTAGTTTACGGCCTTGAACTTATTCCAGGTATCAGTTACTTGGACTACTAGCCCATTTTGTGTCTTTATAGTGTTGACAAGACTGGCCGCTCGAGTGGACATACGGCTCTGAGCATCAGCTACTAGATCGATCTTCTTCCAGTAAGCGTCATATAGCTCGCCACCCACTTTTGCGTTTTTGGCTTGTTGCTGGAGTAATAATGCGGAATTTTTAAGAGAGGAATTGTAGCGATCTAGTTCTTTTACTCCGAGGGTACGGAGGAATGACGGGGCGGTGGTGCCACCGATTGGTGGTAAAGTTAAAGGGGGAGGCTTCGCAGCTTGACTAAGCATTCCAATACTAGCTTGCTGCTGCTTAATACGAGCCTCTAATCCTTTGCCAACCCCACTTTCAATCCTATCCATCGTAGGATCAACGGCTTTGCCAAATCTAATGAAAGCTCCAGTCATTTTTTCAAAGTTCTTTACTATCCCCATGCTTTGTACATTAGCATCCGTTATTATTTGCTTGAAGTCCGCAGCATTCCGTACCACATCAGATGGCAGCTGTACTCCAGTTTGTAGCGCAAACATCTTGCGCCCGGATACCGTATCCCCTAACATACGCCCACCCATGAGGCTGACTTCTTTAAGGTGAGCTTTAACATTATCTACTTGTTTACAATACACTCCCCACTGTTGACCACCACTATAAACTGAAGTAATAAGTTCGCTTACCGACTTTTTGACTCCAGATGTGGCCCTAGCTAATTGCTCAGAAGTATTAACAGCATCTTTTAGTCTACCTGCCGGCAGCACTGTACCAAGTGGGAGCTCAAACGCACTTATCCCACCAACTTGTGAGCCCAACCAACGGCCCTGAGCTTTCTTAACTTCTGCCATCGCCGCAGTTGTGTCTTTGATCGTTACTTCATATCGTTCCCACTGCCGCATCCCGATGTTTATAGCCTGAGAGTTCTTGGCAGTCGCTCCCGCTGAGCCGACCATAGCGCGCTCAACAGCTCCCAAACTACGCACAACTTGTGGGGTGGCCTTGTTGATATCCACCATGACTCTATGCCCATCCTCGATCTGCCATTCCCACTTAGCTGCTATCTTGGTGGAATCTGCCATAGTCTTGGAGGTATCCTTCAAACCTTTTTCAAGATCTTTATGAGCTTTTACAACCTTCTTCACTCCTTTCTCAGCCACCTCACTATTATCTCCAAGAGCCTTCACTTGCTTGCTAGATTCCTTCATCGTCGTTATGATAGTATTAGCTGTCGTAGCCAAAGAAGATGCCACTCCAGCCAACTTTTCTATCGAGGCAGTTGTAGCGTCGGCCATCTTAAGAACGCCTTCAAGCTGCTTTTCTGCAGTTGAAGTAAACTTAGATAGCTCTCGCACTGTCTTCTGAAGATCTTTGATATCAACCCGGAGGCTTGCTACTAATTCGCCGATGTTCATTGATACCTTTCTTCTTCTTTTTCTTTGACTGGGCTCTAGTGAACTGCTGGAAAAACTCCTTCATCTCATCTACAGTTTCTGCCTTGCTAGGTGTAGACTTCTTACTATCATGAGAGTCATCCCCACCTCCCCAGTCAGGAATGAAGTCCAACGGACTGATGGTCTTTGGGTGCTGTCCTTTACCTTTGAACACGGCTTGCAGTATGTTGACAATAACTGCACATATCTGAGCAGCCATGTAATTGGCCTGAACAGCACCCATCGGCTCCAACGTCTCATATGCCTGCCATTCTGTAACTTGATCAGCCGTTAATTGGGCTAACCATTGGTCGGGGTGGGCGAATCCGAGATCGCGGCAGATCCTGAATTGCTGACGTCGGTCTGGCCGCCCTCGGAGTTTTTTACCATTGCTTCCTTGTCCTCTTCACTAATTTTGTTCAGCTCCTGCGCTTTATCTACGATGCGCTCAAGACGAGCCGCACTCATGTGCTGACTAAGAACGTCAGCATCAGTAGGCTCCATTAAATTATCACCCTTCTCATCACAGAGTGTGTTGACGGCCAACTTGGCACGGAAATCTTCCAGCGCCCGCTTGTAGGTGACGTTCCCCTTGCGATCTTCAACTTCAAGCAACAGAGAACGCTCAAAGCGATCCCGCTCACGACCCGTCATCTGGCGAACATGAACAAAATCCCCACCACCGAGGTCAACCTTTTCGATCTTAAGCGTTTCCTTCTCAAGCAACTTCATCCTGTCTAACTGTCCCATCTGATTATCTCCTGTTTACGTTGATTAAGGTTAAATGAGTCCGTGATTAGGACAGATCTTGCTACTATACTACAGCCTAGACTGAGCCAGACTGACTACCGGATTCAAGTGTAACCGAACCGGTCACCTTGATGGTCACATCTGCCGTCACAACATCGTCTGTCGGGATGTTGAGAGGGAGTTCAGTGACCAGACCTTCAAACATCAACGAAGTGGAATCCGTGTCAGGAAGGACAATCTGATAGTTCTGCACTTCCTCAACTTCGAAGTCCAACTTCATTGCTTCATAACCCTCACGCTCAAAGTTCATTGACAGGGTAATCTGACCAGGATCACGGAAGCCCGCAATAAAGGTCCGATAACCACCGGTCGTGTCTAGCGTGGTGGTGTCGATAAAGGCACGGGTCATAGTTGGGCCAGCGATGCTCTTGACTTGAGCAATCTTGTCCCACACGCCCGTGTTTACATCCCAGCGGAAAAATCCAGTTCCAACACCGGATATAGCTGACATATCTACCTCCTCTGTAAGTTGAAGTTGACAATAAACCTGACCCTGTTATTCTCGTCCCAATCGAGAATCCCAGGATCGTTTTGACAGACAATCGTCGTATACAACGTACCGTTCCAAGTCTCATTGTGTCGACCATGCAAGGCTTCAACAATGTGCTGGATTAGCTCTAACCCGTCCAGATAACTACGATTCCGTACTCGTATCTGTACAGAAGGATAATAATAGTCCCCGTTGCCATCAAACGTGATAGCTGGGGGATACCCCACAGTATCATACACTGTAGTGCAATCATCTGGTGTAGTAGGCTCTCTACCTACAAACAAATTTGTTGCGAAAGCAAGTCCCAAACTACTTTCCGCTACCAGCATGTCTTTCACATCTTCAGATGTAGGATTCATTTCGGAATCCTCGCGTAATCTCGAATTATTCTGAGGACTTCTTTCTTATTCCGTCGTATAGATGCCTGAAAGAACTTGGGACCACTGTTCGGCCTCGTCCAATTCACTTTCGGATCTACCATTTCATGGACATATAGTCCGTAATACGCTGAGAATCCCATTATAACTGTAGGACCCGATCGTTCTCCACTCCTAAATGCCTGTGCCGACTTCGCTTTCAACATCTGGGCATGCCCCTCCTCCAACGTACGCTTCTCATCCGGCTTATACTTAACCGATGAGAAGTGGGGGTTCCTGCCTCGAATCGTTGCTGGCGTGCTAGTAACAGAAAAATAGCTTCGCCTTAAGTTGCCATACCTGACGGGGATCAATGGTGGGGTCTGATCCATATCATTCCGGATTAACCTAGACGCCTGTATAAGCCCCTGAAGTGACCTTCCTGGTATTTTTTCAATAGCCTTATTCATACTGTTGAGAGTCCTACTTAACGACTTTGTAAATACTTTACGACCCGGTTTTGCCATCCCAATCTTAATCATAAGTAGGCCTTCCTATAAAAGTTCAATCCATCAAGAGTGGGGATCTTATCGAATCGCAAGATTGGCTTGGCACCAGCATCAGCCGGGTCATTTATTTCATTACTATCCAAGTCGTCCAACACCCCCAACAGTAGCATGCCATTCTCATCTAGATCTTGACTAACTTGTACTTCTGCCGCCGTTACTTTCTCTTCTCCCATAGGAGTAACAACCACTTTAGTTGAATATTCCCATCGACAATCGATCTCCACCGGCTCTTCCCAAGAAAAGCCACCATAGCCATCGTTGATCGGGGCGCTCCAATACACCGCGGTCTGTCGAAGATTCCTCTCAGTAAAGTGTGTCATTTTTACCTTCGAAACTAGTGATAGTATACATTGAGACTTTCTGCATGCCTACGGCGACCGAGGCTAGTATGCCCGTCGTATCAAGTAACCGTACTTGCTGACCATAGAGAGAAGCATCCAATCCCTTACCTAATGGCTGAGTCTCATAGGTAATATCTGCTTGCCCCGCTGTTTCTGATCTGATAGTCCTCTCTTTGGCACAAGTGATCAGATGGGCCGTGAGCCAACGCTCTATCTCTCGAAGTTGCACTACAGTCAAACTACTAGAACCAAGCAGTGCATTGATCGTGGCATTAGCAGCGGTTATGAACGCCTCAATCGACGACTCACTCACCGTAGTATCAATGATCTCTTTAACTTCTTCAGGAGTAACACGATTCGCCATTTAGCCCCCAGTCTGTATAAAGCCTGTGACGGGTTATCGACTCATTACCCCGCCATCTATGGATTCCCCCAACCCTTCCAGCTTAATGACGGGCTTTATAACCGATTGTCCAACCATTGTGCTATTATTACCCCGCCTCGCTTTCCACAACTTAGGATCAACCCAAGCCAATACTTCACTTTTCCACTTCAGACCAAGCCAATCGATGGTCTCGAACATCTGCTGATAATCACCTACTACCATGCGCTCAGGCCAAACAACTTTGCAATTAAGCCCTTCGGTAATCATCTCTACAAATCTCGATTCAAACTGATGCACCCACCACTTCCAACCTTCCACGGCATCATTGACTCCGACAGCCCTCTGGTTTTGTCGAAGGCGAAAGGCTTTCATGAAATCGGTTTTCATACAACTACGTATGATATCACCAGTACGGCGGCGCACGATAACCCACTTGGCATCAGGATAAGCATAGTTCCATACCGGCCATATCAAACTGGACGAAGAACTTTTGTACATCCATGGCCCATTACTATAGCCATCCTTAGCTAGGCAACCATCTATGCGCCGACCCCAGTCTACCGGTATAGGCATGTGCTTAATGTCAGGTAACGGATACTGACAACCAGGATCGGCACTCAAACTCTTTAAGTAAGGCGCAACTACTTCGTCCCGAATATGGATGTTCTCGAAACTACGATCTTCACCGTCCATGGCGCCCGTAAAGGCACCACAGATCTTAAACACACCTGCGATCATGCTAGAACCACTGCGCGGAACGCCAGTGATAATTATTGGTGCCGTTGTCATCGCCAATAGTTCCTCACCCACTTGACGCCCAACGCTTCGTGGGGCTTTGGTTTACCATGGAAACAAATAATCCTTGCATCATTGGGCAGTGCACGGGAGCAATCGTTTCGCTTGAAGCTGTAAATGCCCGTGACTAAATTCTGTAACACATCCCGTGGATAACCGCGCCCAACTAACGACTCAACTATGTAGCGTTGGTCACCACAATTCCATCCACGTATTTTTGTATCCTCAATGGAGAACTCTTCAAGTAGAAACGAATAATTGTAACCATTGTTGTGCCAAACCATCATGCCGCTGCCAAACTTGTCAATACGACCACGGTCCTCTGTCGGCATGAAGTCCCCCAACGCAGCAAACTCAGTATTTAGTTTAAGTACATCATCGATGTTGTTCGTTATGACCGTGTCCAAATCAAAGTACACAATGCGACCGGCTTCAGTCAGATCAGTGCGGAACAGTTCCAGCTTAGACCACCAGCCTTCAAGATTATGGGCGAGCCGTATCGTCTTGCACACTTCC